AAATACACTTACCCTACAGGGCAAGAGACAGGCTATGTCGATTTAGTCTGCACCGATGGTTTCCGTCTATTTCAGATGGCTAACATCCAGACCGTTACAGGGGCAACAGCGGGGCAAGATACTGGAACTCGTATCGGCAAGATATTAGATCAAGTCTCATTCCCTAGCTCTATGCGTACCGTGTCTACGGGGCTTAACACCTGCGTAGTCGACCCTGCTACTGCTCGCACATCCCTTGAAGCCTTGAAGAATGCAGAGTTCTCTGAAACTGGCGCGTTCTATATGGACGGCTCAGGCACGGCTATATTCAAGAACCGCACCGAGGTAATGTCTAGCCTTGCAGCTACTCCAGTTGAATTTAATCAAACTACTGGGATACCGTATAAAAATTTAAAGTACAGTTTTGACGATAAGCTCATTATCAATCAAGCCACTTTTACCCGCGTAGGCGGTACAGCGCAGACAGTCAGCGATACCGATTCGGTTAATAAGTATTTCCCTCATGGCATCACTCAGGACAATCTAGTCGCAGAGACAGACGCTATCGTGGCTAACATCGCCAAGGAATATGTAGCTACTCGTAAGGAAACTACTATTCGTATTGACGAGATGGTGGTAGACCTACTAGACCCTAGTGTCCCTACTGGCACTATGATCGGACTCGACTACTTCGATAACCTCAAGATTACTAACGTCCAGCCAGACGGCTCGACTATTGTAAAGACCCTCCAATGCCAAGGCATAGCGTGGGACATAACACCAAATAAGATGACCGCAACAATTACAACCCTTGAACCAATAGCGGAGGGCTTCATCGTTGGAAGCTCGACCTACGGTATAATAGGACAATCCATACTCGGATACTAGGAGATAAATAAATGGCAGCAGGAGCAGGATATATCGAGTTCTCGACAGGTGACATTCTCACAGCGTCGGCGGCTAACTCTTACCTAGCATCGCAGGTAGTTATGGTCTTTGCAGATGCGGCGGCTCGTACTTCTGCCATCGCATCACCGCAAGAGGGTATGATTTCTTACCTTAAGGACACTAACTCTACAGAGTATTACTCAGGCTCAGCTTGGGCGGCTATTGGAGGAGGGGGCTCGGGCGGTGACTTGGTACGCATTACAAAAACAACTTTTACTGGGTCTTCAGCCGTAAATATTGACAACTGTTTTAGCTCTACTTATGACTTCTATGTCATTCAAGCCCAGATTACTGGCTCAGCGGGAAATTACCTTTACAACCGTATGCGCTCAAGCGGCACAAATAATACAGCATCAAGTTATTCAACGATTAACACATACGTAAAATATAGCGATTCAACCTCTGGCTACGATCCAGCTAGCTCAGTAAGCTATGGCGTGTGCGGGTATATTAGAACGACAGACCAACAAGCTATGGACATTCGCATTATGAACCCATTCGTAGCGCAATACACGGCTTGGACTAACCAGATGCCCGACCCAGTTTATAAGAATGATTTCGGTGGTCTTCATGCCGTTAAGACTTCTTACGATGGAATTTCTATTTATCCATCAGGCGGAACCATCACCGGCGAAATCAACGTATACGGATATAAGAAGGGTTAATTATGATTATTACAGAACATGACGCGCTTACGGGGAACACAGTAGAGCGCGAAGCTACAGCGGAAGAAATTGCTCAATTCGAAATTGACCAAGCCGAGGCAGCAGAAAAAGTAACTGACGCTGCACTCAAGGCAGAGCAAAAGGCTGGACTACTCGCACGTCTTGGAATTACAGCGGAAGAGGCAGAGCTCCTTCTCTCATGAAGCCAATCCTTTGTAAGGCAGGGCAACAGTTAAGGGAGCAATTCGATGACACGTACTCGGATAGAGATCGCCGCTCCGATGGCTGGGTTGCCGATGCACGTCACCTTGCACAGGGTACTAGCGACCATATACCAGATGAAATTACTGGAATTGTACGCGCCCTCGATGTTGATAGAGATGTCTCTGGTACAGCAAAGCCCGACCTCATGCCCGATATTGCTAATCAGATTCGACTCGCAGCTAAGGCAGGAGACCGTCGAGTTGCCTACCTTATATTCGCAGGGAGAATTGCTTCACCTCGCTTGGGCTGGCGTTGGAGAACTTATAAAGGATCTAACCCGCACAATCATCATCTCCATGTCAGCTTCACTAAGGCTGGCGATGAGGATGGTTCATTCTTTAATATCCCGTTACTAGGAGGAACACTATGAACATGAAGAACCCTATCGTTATGAGCGTAGGCGCTTTCCTTGCAGTATGGGGAACTACGTCTAATTTCGCTTTAGATTATCGCTCTATCCTCGGCGCAGTTGTCGCGGGCGTATTCGGCTATGCCACACCTAAGCGGTGAGTCCTCAAGATTGGGCTGCGATTGTAGCCATCTGCGCGACGGTTCTGACTGGAACTGCTGCTCTTCTACGATTCGTGATATTGCACTACCTAGCGGAGCTAAAGCCTAATTCCGGCTCGTCAATGAATGATCGCCTAGTGCGTGTCGAAGCCATGTTGGAGTTACTACTTAAGGGAAAATAATGCTATGGCAAGAAAGAAGCAAGTCATAGACCTAGGCGCTTATAGTGCTATGGACGCGTGGGCTATTGCCCTCAATGAATGGTATAAGTCGCTTAGACGTGCCGGCTTCTCTACAGACTTAGCTCTAGGTATTATCCTCGAAAGGGATTCTTTTCCTGATTGGATACTCCCTAAGCTCCCAAACAGAATCGACCCGATGCCATACGAGGACGATGACGAGGACTAATGAAGAAGATCGTTATTCTGAGCGACTTGCAGGTTCCCTTCGAGGATGTACATGTAGTCCAGAACGTAGCACGATTCTTAAAGACCTTTAAGCCAGACCAGACAGTCACTATTGGTGACGAGATTGACTTCCAGACCATTAGCAAGTGGAGCGAGGGCACACCTCTAGCCTATGAGCAGAGCCTTAGCGATGACCGAGACCGCTGCGTCGACCTTCTCTGGGACTTAGGCGTTACCGACTGCATCCGCTCGAACCATACGGATCGCTTGTATCACACCATCATGAAGAAAGTCCCTAGTTTCCTATCCTTGCCAGAGCTGCGCTTTGAGAAGTTCATGAAGTTCGACGAGCTAGGCATCACATTCCATAAGAACCCGCTCACCCTTGCACCTAACTGGATAGCAGTCCATGGAGACCATACTCCTATCAAACCTCAGGGGGGTCTCTCAGCCCTTGAAGCAGCCCGTAGACACGGTAAGAACATCATCTCGGGACATACTCACAGAGCAGGGCGTAGCAGCTTCACAGAAGCCTCTGGAGGCCGTTTAGGGCGTGTTCTGCATGGGGTTGAGGTTGGTAACCTCATGGACTTTAAACAGGCCTCATACACCAAGGGGACGGCTAATTGGCAACAGGCGTTCGCCATCATGTACGTCAAGGGCAAGAACGTCCAAGTTGACTTAATCTATATCGAGAAGGATGGGACTTTCACGGTGCAGGGGAAGGTCTATGGAAGACCACGCCGCTAGCATCTGCTCGCCTTACTTTGAGGACGAGGATCCATCTCAAATCGTTATCAAACCGTTATCTAAATTTACTAGCAATCGCTCTGCAGTCAGGTAAAGTTCATCCCGTAGACGAAATTCGGACTACGGAAAGGGCAATTATGAGCTGGTTCGCAATATTCGGGACACTATTTACAGGTGTGTTTCTCGGTTACATGCTAGGCAAGGACATCGGAGAAGAGCAGGGATGGCTAAAGGCTCGCTCATTCTTTGAGGCTAAGCGATGAAAGCCAATGAGATCCTACTTACTGCGACAGACGTCATCGGTCAGCGAGGAGCCGTCTACGGTCACCCTAAGATTAACCAAGGTCGTATTGCTTCTCGACTCACACAACTGTTCGAGATTGAGATTAACGACTACGACGCATGTCTGGCGATGGTCGAAATCAAGCTCTCAAGAATCCAAGAGTCGAAGCAACACATCGACTCATATTTAGATGCTATTGCGTACCTCGCTCTAGCCTGTGAACTAGCTACAGAAAAGGACGATTTATATGTTTAAGTGGGATGAATTAGAAGCGCTTAAAGAGGCAGCACTAGCCCGTGACGCTTTTCAAGAGGTACAGGTTTATCAGATTGAGCAGCTTCTACGCGAGTTGAAGTCTCTCAGCTGGCGAGTAAAGGAGATGAGCGAACGTGGCGCACTTTAACCTAGATGATTACGAGACCGTGGAGGAAAGAATTGCTAAATTCTGGAAAGACCATCCCGAGGGGCGAATCGTTACAACTATGCTGGAGGGATCGCCTTCGCGCTTCATTGTATATGCTGCTATATACCGTGGAAAGGATGACAGTCAACCTTATGCTACTGGGCTTGCCGAAGAAACAGTACAAGGGCGTGGCGTTAATGCAACCAGCGCTCTCGAAAATGCAGAGACAAGTGCGATTGGCAGAGCTACGGCTAACGCTGGCTATGCAACCAAGGGCAAAAGACCTTCTCGTGAGGAAATGTCAAAGGTTGCTGCAAAGGCAACTGCAGACCAAGCCATAGCAGACGCTAAAGCGAAGATGGCGCAGACTGCTACCGAGTACGTCCCAATCGCTAAGGAAGATGATCCGTGGACTATTCGAGAAGCTGCACCTGCTACTACGGTAGATGAAGCGGTCAATATCGTGAAGGACATCATCGGAGGGCAGACAAAGCAAGATATTCCACACTGCTCAAAGTGCCATGACAATAAGCCGATGAGCTGGAAGACAGGCGTATCAGGTAAGACCAAGAAGCCTTGGGGTAACTTTTCTTGCTATGTCTGTAAAGATGTAATCTGGTATGAAATCGCAGCCGATGGCTCATGGCAGCCTCAAAAGAATAAGTGGTAATGATATGGGATCACTAGAGTTTATGAACCAAGATGGCGAATGGGAGAAGTTTCCATCCGATGAGCAGATGATGGCACTTGCAGAGCTGACCAATGCGAGGACAGAGCCTCCTATCCATCCAGAAATGAAAACAGTCTGTCACCTATGTAACGAGCCTTTCCCTATGGAAGAAATCGTAGTCACGGGCGGTAACCCTATCTCTGGCTATACTTGGAGTTGTCCTAAGTGTCATGCTATAACTAGTACTGGGAAGGCGTAGATCAGACTATGGCTTCTCAGTCACGTAAATATCGCGGGTTCAAAACCGAGCGGGTCATTGCGGAGTATCTTCAGCAATGGTGGTCTGGAGCTGCGGTAGGACGTGGCAATGGTAAGGACGTAGTGAATGTGCCTTTTGACCTAGAAGCAAAGGCACGCAGTTCGTTCGACCCAATGGCTTGGATCCGACAGAGTCGTAAGCGCACGGAGAAGTCAGGCGAGTTATCGCTTGTTGTGTGCCGTATGAATGGACAGGGTGAAGATGCGGCGGAGTATCTAGCGTTCTTGAAGTTCAGCGACCTTGTCGGACTCCTAGTTAAGGCAGGTTACACAGATTTCCAGTCTGACACGGTAAACTTAGAGCCTACATATTGCCGTTGCGGTAATACGATCATGAAAGGCTCACCATGCCACATATGCGAGAAGCTCGATAATGCCAATCTATGAGTTCCAATGTCAGAATGACCAATGCGAGTCCATGGCTATATATGACCATAAGATCCCAATCACAGAACCAGCCGAGATGGATTGCGCCTTTTGTGGGGAACAGATGAAGAAGATTTACTCTGTACCTGCCGCTATATTCAAAGGTACTGGCTTCTATTCAACGGACAACCGTTAGAGCGACACGCGCTCTGACCAGCACTTTTACTGAGATGCTTGGTGGATATGATAAACTTACAACTGCTTTGTTCGGTTCTTTCATTAAAGGCTAATTCGCCTAAAGCGAATAAAGCGCGCCGTTTACGGTTAGCGCGCTTGGTAGCCGTCTTAGTTTCACTTTATATGGGTATAGGTCTATCTACTGAAGTAGATGCAGGTACTTCTCATAGCTTTACTTCTAAAGACTATATAAGATCATTATTATCTAAAGATGAAGCATTATGTTTAATTAAGTTATATGGGAAAGAATCAGCCTTTAATAAAGATGCAATAGGTAACTTAAAAGGATCTATACAGACCTATGGAATACCACAGCTTAAGAATCCACTCATTAGAGATATGTCTATATATAATCAGATAGACTACGGTATTAAGTATATAGACCATAGATATGGTAGCCCATGTGTAGCGTATGCTCATTGGGTTAAGAAAGGTTGGCACTAAGGATGATGAACCTATGGGAATGTTCTGATGAATCATGTGACGTGATTATGGAGATTGATAATCTGTTAGGTTATGACATAATCATTAACGCTATATGCGATGGTACTAAGATAGTAAAGATAGAGATTAAACCTAATGGCAAGTAAGAAGGGTGACCCACGTCTTAGCCGTAAGTATAAAGAGGTAAGACTTAAGGCTCTAGCTAGAGATGGATACGTCTGTTACTACTGCGGGGCAGAGGATAAGGACATGACGATAGATCACATCATCCCAGTTAGCAAAGCTCCAGAGATGGCGATAGATATTAACAACATGGTCACAGCATGCAAGCCATGTAACAGTAAGAAGGGCAAGCGTAGTCAAGGCGTTTTTTTAGAGTCCATGCGTACCCCCCTTGATTTTCCTGCCCGCCTCTCCCCAACACGGTCGGAAATAGTCCCAGACAGTCCCTTTCTAACCCGACCAGTCAGTAACTAAGACCGATGGCTGCAGAGCGTAAAACACCGCGTAGGGGGTCAACGAAACCACGCCTCCAGAACATCCCTCTCAAGGGCAAGAGCAAGGTCGACGATGTAAAAGAGATTGCAGCACTACTCAAAGAGGAGCTTTTGCCCTACCAAGAGTACGTGTTGAAGGATATGCTGACCGTAGACAAGAATGATAAGTGGATCAGAAAGACCTCGTTGTTACTCATCAGTAGGCAAAATGGAAAGACGTTTCTAGCGCGTATGCTCATTTTGACTCACCTGCTCAAGTGGAATACTGACGTGCTAATCATGTCTTCTAATCGCTCTATGGCACTTGAGACCTTTAGGCAGGTGGCTAACGCTCTAGAGAATAACGATCACCTTAAGGGAATGGTCAAACAGATACGCCACGCTAACGGCACGGAATCCATAGAAATGCACTCAGGGGCTCGCCTCGATGTGGTCGCAGCGACGAGAGACGGTTCAAGAGGCAGGTCAATTTCTGGATTGCTCTACGTTGATGAGGTCAGAGAAGTCAGCGAGGAGGGCTACCGCGCAGCTATGCCAGTAACCCGCGCTCACCCTAACGCACACGTCCTATTGACGAGTAACGCGGGAGACGCTTTCTCAATAGTCCTCAATCAACTAAGAGAACGAGCCTTAGAAAATCCTCCTAAGTCTTTCGGGTTTTACGAGTACTCAGCTCCCCAATATTGCAAGATAACAGACCGTAACGGATGGGCTCAAGCTAACCCTGCCCTCGGTTACACGATCACGGAGGAAGCAATTGAAGAAGCTATTGCAACGAGCCCTATTGAGAACACCCGCACGGAGACCCTTTGTCAATGGATTGATTCACTCAGTTCTCCTTGGACTCATGGCAGTCTCGAAGATTGCGCTGACTCAACTCTGGAGATGGCAGTCGGGGCTTACACGGTATTCGCCTTTGATGTCAGTCCATCTCGTAGGAATGCGTCTCTGGTTATTGGCCAGATTCTCCCAGATGGTCGAATTGGAATTGGCGTTGCACAAACATGGGAGAGCCAAGTCTCGGTAGACGAGCTAAAGATAGCCGCCGATATTAAGGGCTGGGCAGACCAGTACCGCCCTCGTTCTATCGGCTATGACAAGTACGCTACGCAGTCAATTGCTGACCGCTTGGCTAACGCCGGACAAGTAACTCAGGACATCTCAGGCGCTCAGTTCTATCAGGCATGCACGGATCTAAAGGACGCACTCGATAACAAGCGCCTAGTACATAACGGCTCGGAGGTCTGGGTGCAGAACATGAACAACTGCGCCGCTAAAACTAATGACTCATCATGGCGTATTATCAAGAGAAAATCGGCGGGAGATATTTCAGCCGCTATCGGTACGGCGATGGTAGTCACGACACTATTGAAACCTCAACAAAGCGCAGGAATCTATACAGAGTAGTGTATAATTAACCCTCATGGGTATCTTCTCGCGTAAGCCGGCAATCGTTGAAGCGCAATACGCGCCATCCATCATGGGCGAGAACTTACCCGCACTTTATAACGCGATCATCCCACGGGTCTCTCGCCATGATGCTATGAGCGTTCCATCTGTAGCCCGTGCCCGCAACCTAATCTGCGGAACTGTTGCATCTATCCCGCTTGAGTATTACAACAAGCGAACAGGTGAAGTCATCGGCGCTCCTCGCTGGGTAAATCAACTTTCAAAGAATCAACCTTCATTCGTAACACTTAGCTGGATTGTGGACAGCCTCCTCTTCTATGGTGTCTCATATCTCCGCGTGGTTGAGCGTTATCAGGAAGACCTGCGCCCCTCTGCCTTTGAGTGGATTGCTAACACTCGCGTAACTTTCACTACCGATACATATGGTCTCCATGTAACTCAGTATTACATCGACGCTAACCCCGTAGATATGAACGACATTGTTACCATTCAGGGCTTTGACGAAGGTGTGCTAGATCGCTCTGGTAGCACTATTCAAGCCGCGATTGACGTAGAGCGCGCAGCAGCTAACAACTCTGCTAACCCTCAGCCCGCCGGTTTCCTTAAGAACTCTGGCGCAGACCTACCAGCCGCTGAGGTCTCTGGACTTCTCGCAGCATGGAAGCGCGCTCGACAGAATAACTCTACAGCTTATTTAACTTCTACTCTTGATTACTCTCCAGTAGCGTTTAGCCCTAAAGACATGATGTATAACGAGGCGGTTCAAAACCTATCGACACAGATTGCCCGCGCTATGAACGTTCCAGCGTATTACCTTTCAGCAGATCAGAACACGACTATGACATACGCGAACGTGCAGGATGAGCGTAAGCAATTCTTTGCACTATCTATTGAGCCTTACATCCAAGCAATTCAAGCGCGTCTTTCAATGGATGATATTTCAACTGCAGGGCATGAGGTACGTTTCGCAGTCTTTGACACTTTCCTGAAGAACGATCCACTCGTAGAAATTCAGGTACTTGAGAAGCTTCTAGCACTTGGTCTTATCTCTACAGAGCAAGCGATGGAAATGACAGATTTGACTCCTAACGGATTGGAAGGCATGTAATGGAAACTCTATATATTGAGGCCGCGTCTATTGAGTGCTCGGAAGAGCGTCGCGAAATCTCCGGCAAGATTGTTCCAATGGGAACAGGCGAGGTCGGTTCTACTAACCTCGGTGGCGTAGTGTTTCAGGCAGGTTCAATCGACATCGCAGACGTTTCAAAGATTAAGCTCCTATCCCAACACGACATGAAGAAGCCTGTAGGTCGCATGATTGCAGCAGAAACACGCGCCGATGGCATCTATGCAACTTTCAAGCTATCCCGCTCAACAGGCGGTAACGATGCACTCATTCAGGCGCAAGAGGGACTCGTAAGCGGTCTCTCAGTTGGTGCAGAGATCATCGCGTCAAAGCCAAGCCGTGACGGTCACACAGTTGTCACCGCTGCACGTCTAAAAGAAGTTTCTCTCGTAACAGAGCCAGCGTTCAAGTCTGCTCAGGTGCTAGAGATTGCTGCTGAGGAAGTTATCCCAGCAGAACCAACCCAACCAGAAAGCGAGCCACAAGTGGAAGAATCAACCACTCCGGTAGAAGCTCCAGCAGTTGAAGCAGCAGCAGTCGAAGCGGCTCGCCCAACAGTTGCGGCATCACACTACGTTAAAGAGCGCACAGCTCCAATCTCATCTGCTCAGTACCTTGAGGCATCTATCAAGGCAGCTATGGGCGATGACACAGCACGTCGTACAGTTCTTGCAGCTGACGATTCAACATCTACAAACACAGGTCTCACACTCCCACAGCACCTTAACGAGTTTGTAACAACAACTTTCACAGGTCGACCAGCATTCGAGGCAGTAACTCGTAACGCTCTTCCAAATTCAGGAATGTCATTCACAATTCCTAAGCTCGGTACAGCTCCAACAGTTGCAGACACAGATGAAGGCGCTGCACCATCTGAGACAGGCATGACTTCTACATATGACACAATCACAGTAAATAAGTTTGCTGGATTGAACCGTATTTCATGGGAGCTCATTGACCGTTCATCTCCTGCATTCATGGAACTCCTAATGACAGAACTCCGCAAGGCATATGAGGCATCAACAGATGCAGCTCTTATTGCAGCCTTCACAGCTTCAGGAACACAGGCAACAGGCGTTGCAGCAACAGCAGCAGGACTTCAGAGCTTCATCTCTGTTGAAGCTGCTAAGGCTTACAAGGCAACAGGTGGCGATTACGCTAACAAGCTTGTAGCCTCGACAGACCAGTGGGCAGCCATAGCCGGATACGCGGATACTACGGGCAGAAGCCTTTATTCTGCGCAAGGTCAGACAATGAACGCATCAGGCGCAGTAGTTCCAACTTCTGTAGTCGGTAACGTTCTTGGAACATCACTTATCGTAGATCACAACATCGCGGTATCAGGAATCGTTGACGAGTCTGCATTCTTGGTCGCTCCGGGTTCTGTTCAGGTTTGGGAGTCTCCAACAACACAGCTTCGTCTCAACGTCCTCACATCAGGTGAGCTTGAAATCGCTCTCTACGGATACCTCGCAATTGGTGTTCTCAAGGGTGGCGCAGGCGTTCGTCGCTTCAACCTCGCTTAATCTAGCGAACCATTAGAACGGCTGGGGGCGAGTGCCCTTCTCGCTCCCAGCTCTTATGAAAGGATATAAAGATGTCTCTAGTTACAGTAGCCGAGCTTCGGTCGGCACTTGGCGTGGGAACTTTATATAGCGACGCCCAGCTCCAAGAGTGCGCGGATGCTGCGGACAATGTTCTGCTCCCTTTCATATGGCAGAACGCTAATTACAATATCGGTCACTCAACTACGACTAATACTGGCACTCTTTACTTCGATGAGGATGTCCGCAGCACTTACTACGTCGGTCAGTCTGTAGTTATTACTGGCAACGGTTCACGCCTTAACGGTATAAAGACCATTACCGAGGTAGGCGAGTATTCAATTACTTACACAGTCTCAAATGGTAACGAGAAGCCTTATCACCCTACACTCCCTTACGGCGTAGTATCGGCAGACACCTACTTAGATCCTTCTACT